CAAGATTATTTGGAGAAATTAATAGATATAAATACAAAAGATATAGATTTAAAAAGATATGAAGAAGAGATAAAAGAATTAACTAAAGAGGAGTTAGAAAAATGAAAGGTATAAGTAAAAGAGATTTTGATAGTTTTACGAAGAAGATGTGGGAGAGATTGAAAATGGGGGAGAAGAAGTATGGGAGTAAGTTTAAAAATGGAGATATTAAAAAAGAAATGAAAGATGAAGCGGTAGATTTATGTAATTATGCTTTTATGTTATACCTTCAATCAACAAAATTTAATAAAAAAATAAAATGATGAAACATAGTGTTGAAATAAAATTAAAATTTAGGTCAGGGCATAGACTAATACCTCCTTATGTTGGTAAGTGTAATAATATACACGGTGAGGGTTTTACTGCAATAATTTTTCTTTCCTCAAAAATATTAAATAAATGTGGAATGGTTGTAGATTTTGGAACAATAAAAAAACAAATTAAGGAGTGGATTGATAACTACCTTGACCACGCATACATTCATCATGATAAAGATGAGATGGGAAAAATATTAAGAGATAGAGGTATGAAAGTTTATAATATAGGAGTAAATCCAACTTCTGAAAATATAGCAAAATTAATTTTTGATAAATTTAAATTAGAATTACCATCAGGAGTTTATATAAGTAAGGTTGGAATTGTAGAGAGTTTTGAAGATAGTATTGCTTGGTATGAAAGAGGAGAAGATGAGGATAGCTGAAATATTTTATTCAATTCAAGGAGAAATTGATGTAGGTAAACCTTCAACTTTTATTAGATGCAGTGGTTGTAACTTAATAAAAAATAACAATGCTTGTAGTTTTTGTGATTCTCTTTATGCAGAAAGAGGTTTAGATTTATCAATAGAAAGTATTGTAAGAAGAGTTAAGAATTATGGTTGTAGTAATGTTGTGATAACTGGTGGAGAATCATTATATCAAAAAGAAGAGTTGGAAGATTTAGTTGATGTTTTGTGGAAAAAGAATTATGATATTGATATTGAAACTAATGGAACAATTTTTGATCAAAACATCTTTCCATATTTTAACAATATAAACTGTTCACCACGTTTTCCAACCCGCAGGTTTTTATAAAAAATCGGGCCTCTCGAAGTTATTTTAATAAGCAATGCAATAAACGCAATGAGCAACAGCATGGGAACGCCAGGCAGGAGTAGGGCGACCGCAATCGCTGCGGCTATGGCTGCAATCTTGGCAAAGACTTTCGCGGTAGGCCCGAGCTCGTCATACCAGTCTCGAGTCGCCTTGGCGATGCGACCGAAGAACGTGGCGACAGCAGAGACGACACGGCCAACGCGTTCAAGGAATTTCTCAACGCGTTGCTTGATCAAGGCCTTGTTCTCTTTGAACCATGCCTGTGTCGCGTCCACGATGACGCGGGTTTTGTTGACGAGCTTGGTTATGGCCGGCAACAGAAATCCCATCATGATGCCGACTATCTCTTTGAGCGCGGACCACAGGTTGCGGCTTGCGTTGGCAAAGCCTTTGTGTGTTTTTGCAGCGTCCCCAGTAGCCCCTTGCGTACCTAGCTGACGCTGAATTGCGGCATAGCGCAACGCTACACGCTGCCCCTCGGTCATGGCTTGGATGCTGGTCGTAATGCCTTGACGCAAAGCCTCCTGTTCTAGGGCTGCCACCCTGACGTCTACACCAAACCGCTGCAACGGCTCGGCCGAACCAATGAGGCCGGACCGAAGTGCAATCAAGGCCTCTTCGCTCGTCACGTTGTTGAACGATGAGATGTCCAGAGCGAGCTCCGCAACACTAGCGCCCATCTCACCGGCAGCCTCGGCAGTACCGAGAGCCGGTTTGACTAGCGCGCCAATGTTGGACGCCATGTCCTGCAATTGCATTCCGGTAGCACCGGTTCGCTTGCTGATGTCGTCAAGCTGTTTCTGAACAGTGCTAGACGCATTGCCGAACACGGCGCCGAATTTGTTCGCGGTCTCCTCGATATCGGAGGCCACGTCAATCATGCGCTTGAAGCCATAGACAACAGCCCCGGTCATGAACAGGCGACCCATAGAGATGGCGCTGTCCTTGATGCGTTGAATGCCGGCCTCGGCTTTCTTGAAGCCCTTGGGGTCTGTCTTGATGCCAAGCCTGACTGCAAGCTCACGGATTGTCATCGGGTGCCACCTCTCCGCCGCATGGAAGCTTGCAGCTTAGCGTCTGCCCGTCGCTCCAATTCCTCGTGCACGTCAATCAACTCATGGCATTCAAGCAAGTCGATGATGCTCCAATGCTCGTCAATCTCATGCTTGCTCACGTGTTTCACGTGTGACGAGAACAAGGGCCTCCAAACAAACCAGTCAATGCCAGGCGGTATAGCTATTGACTCGGCTTGGCCGCCGCCTGCGATACGCCTACCACGCCTAGCGGTATCAAATTCGCGAAGGCGCCGCGAAAATTTCCGAACTGCACACCCAGCCCCCACGCTAGCCATTGCAGTATCCCCGGCAGGTCTCCGGCAAAGTGGAGCTCGTAGATGTCTCGAAGGGGGATGGTCTTGTCGCTGCCGTTGACGCCAACGTGACACTGCTCGCGTAGCAAGTTGACCACATAGTCAAAGTCTGCCTCACTCACACGGTCGGTCAAGGCCGCGACAATTTCCAACATAGATCCGTCTAACAAGTCCTTGTCAAGAATACTCTGAGTATCGTCCCCAGGATTGCTCTTTCCGAACGATACGTTTTTCAGCCCACCCAAGGATGGACCGATCATCTTGAGCAATCTGACAAACAAGTGGCTGGCCTTGGTAGCGCCCAGCATGGTCATCTGGTACCGATGACCGCCAATCACGGTTTCCTGTCGTTCGCGTGCCACGGGTCACGCTCCTTTCATGTCGTATGTCTACCGGCAAGCTCTAGTTGCTACCGTAGTATGGAATCATCCTGTCAGTGCGGAAGGTCCATTCTCGTGCTGTGGCCTCCCTGTTGTATTCTGCATCAGGGTCTTTTTCGATCCATGCTGTCTCGGCGCTGAAAACCGAATCGCCCGAGTTGTCCTTGATGAGCAGCGGCTTGCCACCGGTGCCACCAGGTGTGTTGTCATCCAACGCACTGGCCGCAGACAGCAGTGGATTCGTAGCACTCGACTGCATCAAGCTCACCGTAATGGTAGCTGAGCGGTCGCTCGTTTTGCTGCGAGTACCCTCGCCGTCAACGCCAACTTGCAGAGACCACTTCTCCACTGGCGTGACCGTGATGGCAGAGTCTTGAGAAAAACCTTTGATCTCAATCTCGCCGTAAAACATGCTGACAAACGCTGGGTCGTAAGTCTTCACCGCCATTGGTCACCTCGTTACACTGAAACCGTGCCGTTGATTGTTACTTTGTGGATAGCACCGGCCAGGGTCGCGGTAAAGTCAATCGAGTCCAAAGTGCGAGCGGCCTTGTCCGCGGTGCTTTGCTCAGACGCCACAGGAGAGGTAACAGTGTAGTCACTGTTGATCACGTTGTTGCTGACGCCTGATTGCAAGGCCCCACGCAACACGTTTTCCAGCGCAGTGACGCCAGCCGCGGTGTACGGGATTTTCTCGCTGTTGCCCTTCAGGTTCAACACCGCGTCCTGTATCTCGGCCTCAAGCCAGTCAATACCGCGAGTAATGTCAATGAACCTCCCGCTGGCCATCGTGCCTTGCAGCACCCATGACAGGCCCTTGGTCACGGTGTAATGGTTGCAGTTGTTGGACTCGAGGTTGCTGATTTGCGTGTTGCTCAGTGCGTCGGTCGAAACTCCCGCCAACGTCTTAAACGCCCACGTACTTGAGCCCGGGTTTTTGCTGAGCTGCAAACCGCACCATGCTCCATTTCCATAATGGAGATTGTTCATGTTCCACTTCAAGGCCGTGCGGTTGTAGCTAGCGGCCTCGAGTGTTTCCGCCAGGTTCCCCGCAGTGTCAGCGAGGCAATCGCTGTCTGCGGTTTGCGCGACAAAGATTTTCTTGTCTGCCTCAACCGCCGCAGCCAGGGCCGCAATCTCGAGGGTGGCCGAGCTGGTCATAAACACGGCGTAGAAGTCGTTGTCCTCGGCCTTGATTGCAGCATAGTCAGTCGCAATGCCCGCATCGGTTGTTGTGTCATCTTGAGTGATGAGGTTCAACGTGTGGCTCAACCCAAACACGGTGCCAGCGGTATCCTCCACAAGGTCTAGAGTACCGTCCAAGTTGTCAGTACTGGTTACAGGTTCGGAACCCGCGTTGATGGCAGCGTGCAAGAGAGCAGCAATGCTGATGGCCGTTGCCCCGCTTCCACTGTCGACCGTGAATGCGGTGCCGTTGATGGTAATGGTGTAGTTGGTATCGTCAAGGACTGACGCAATCGTGATGATGCGCGTCATGGCGCTAGCAGTACTCCCGCGGATGCCGACCTTAAGCGAAGTGACCTTGGGATTCTGCGCCAGGATAGCCGTGGCCGCAGCGACCGTGGCACCGGCAGCCGCAAAGCCGTCCGTCACCATGTCAGCAGTAGCGGTGTACTCCCGCACGAGCTCGGGCCCGAATGCGGCTTCGTGCGTGAGAATCATCGGTGTACCAAAGCCAGTCCGGCTCACAGCCGCGTCGGCGATGGTTATGTTGACGGTCACAATGTTGTCTGGGTTCGCCATGTCCTAAGCCTCCGGGTTGCCGGTCATGCACTCCAGGGCACTACGACCGGGTCGTCTTGTGTGCCCGTGAACGTGCCCTCGCCGCTCACGGTTTCTATGTATCCAACATACTCGCGCAGCACAGACAGCGTCCGCATACGGACGTCCATTGATGCGCGACTCAAAATGCTGTCTTCCACATCCTCAGACAAATCGATGATGGGCAATTCTTCGATCAACGCTATGTCCGCGGCACGCAATGCGGCTTGCACCGTGGGGAGACCGAGGCTCGCTTGCAGCACGGTCAGGGTGTTGTACGCGTTGCGGTCGGGGTGGATTGCTTGGTTGTCAGTCCGGGTGTTGCGGGCGAACGCTTGCACGTTCAACGTGATGACGCGGCTGCCAGTGGCTTTTAGCTCTATCTCGTTCCCCGTGTCATTGTTGCCCCATGATATCTGGCTGCCGTCATGGTCGTCAGTGACCTCTATCGTGTAGAGCTGCGGGGTGCCCGGGTTCAGC